GCGACAATGGGACCAGAGAACGGGAGGGGGAGGTGTCGGGGGCGGGGCTTGGAGTAAGCATGAGGAGTGTTGAAAGCAGCGTTGAGCATTTCAGAACGAGAATACGTGGTATGGACAATGTAATGGCGTAGAACCTTTTCCATAGTGACATCGTTATCTTCGTAGTGGCGAGCTTCGCGCAGGCAATCACCGATCGTTTTAAGAGCGGTATCTTCATGTTTCTTGCGCCAGCCTCCGGCTTTTGTGAGGTACTCATACGGATAGAGGAACTTTCCGTTGATCCATTTTCTTTTGCAGAACTCAATGTCTGAAACCTTGTAGGCTCGAGGAAATTCGGGAGTCTTGTCAGGGGTAGTGACGGGCCAGTTGAGCGAGTGAGCAATCGAAACAAATCGTTTGAGGTCAAGAGTACCTGGCTGGAAGAGAGCGAGTACATCGTCACCTTGTGCAGCTGAACCAAGAAGATTCTGGCGGCAGTTGGCAATGGCAGCGACATACTTGACGAAAATGTCAGAGTGGGAAGTATTGGAGAAAAGGGTCAAGAATTCTCCTGAGGTAGTGATATCATGGATTTGATACACAAACTTCTCACAACAGACGTAGGCGCCATGTTTGGCTCTTGCTTCCATGTGTTTCAACTTGTATTGCTGGTGTTGGGCGGAATAGTATCCGAGAGCGGCACGAGACCGTACCCTTTCGAAAATAGCGAATTGACGCATGTCGAAATTCGGAACATCCCACTGGAGAACGTCAGCATCCGGGTTGAGCCGGATAAGCTCCGTTAGAGGAGTAGCAGAGAATCTAGCATTGAAGTCAACGCCAGAGGTGTGAGGATTGTTGAGATTGTGGTTTTGGAAGGCATCGTATACGTCAGACGCATCGAGCATTCTGTCACCCACGGTTCGTACAATAGATCCGGCGTAGAAGCCACGGACTTTTCCTTGGTGGGCCTTAACGGCATCAATAAGTTCAGCTTTGAGGGAAAACGTGAACGGGAATTGAATAAGGAATTTGTCGGGTTCTTCAATGTAGTCGTGGACCATTTGATATAGAATAGGACTGTGGGTTCGAGTCTCAACATCAAACAATTCTCTATTTTCTTTGTAGGTTTTGCCTGTGGCAGGATTGATCATTTGAGTAAAAGGGAATCCAGGAGACGTAGAAGGGTCTACGGGTTTGCAATATTTGCACCCGAAAAGTGCGTCTTGGAATTCAATCATGGTCAATTTTCCTTCAGCAGGCTCGCCTAAACGGAGACGGTATTGCTCATTGGCAATGGACTGTAACAAAACTTCATCAAACTCAGGGGGGTCTGAGACGTCTTGCATCTTGTCCATGAGTAGAGCGAGGGAACGCTTCCTTTGTGGGCCGTAAAGCTCACGCTGGGAAGTAGCAGCAGGTGCCTTCAGAGACGGAAGGGCCCGGAAGAGACGTTGTTCTTCGATTGTAACATCAGGAAGTTCTTCTTCTGTGGGTGGCGAAAGACGCGCGCGATCATTGAGGATGTAGGGGTGTCGACCAGAAATATGGGACGTGGTGATCACCTTTCCATCTTTGTCGTGGTACTGATAAACAGCATCACCCATAGGAAGTTTTCCTTTAGGGACTTGAACAACAGAGTGAACGAGGGAGAGGGCCTCTCCATTCAAACTCTTTCGTAACATTTCGATAAGTTCACGATTCACATTGGCAGAATATGCAAGAGTATCAGTATTTCCAGCGATAAGCATAGAAACAATAGCACCTTCTGATGAATCGGAGTCGTAAACGTACACAGATCCACAATCTCCAGGCTCAGCACGGTGAGGTGCCCAGCCAGCAGAGAAAGTGGTGAACTGGGTACCATCAGGCCAATTGTAAAAAATGGACTGACCGGAGAAGGCGAGAGTTGTAGTAATGGTGCATTTGGGACGGACCCAAAGAGCGGGGTTGCGACCATACTTCACTCGATCGCCATTGTAGAA